CTAGATGGAAAGACTTTAGTTAATAAATAACTTAGTAGATTTACTAATACAATGAAGCCAACTCCAAGAGAAACAAAAAAGATTCACGAGAATTACGAGAAAGTAAAACAGCATCTTATTGATGAGAAGTATGCAATTGACGCAGATTCTGCAGATAAAATTATCTCTGGTATGAGTCAGGATTGGTTTGATACAATTGTAGGATGAAAACCTTTAAGCAATTTGCAAAGGGAGCAGGTAAATTTTTCTTTGGACCAAAAGCCATAGCAGTTGGTACAGCAATTGATGCAGTAATGCCAGATCCAGTTGCAGATGGAACATTAAAAGGAGCAGAAAATACAGCTAGGAACATACAATATAGAGATAGAAAACAACAGAGATTTCAAGATCTTAGACAATCTGGAGAGTTTACTCGTTCAAGAGCAAAGAAAAGATCGGACTCCGAAAAAAAATTTCAAAATTATTTAAAAAATAAAGGTTTATAAAACACAGCTAAATAATTGATATTGATCGATGTTATGTCGCATTTGATAATATCAAAAAAGAATGAAGTGCATCTTCAGATAGAGTCTGATATGCACGTTTATTATGAGTTAGCAGACTATTTCACCTTTGAAGTGCCTGGTGCAAAGTTTATGCCAACTTATAAGAATAAGTATTGGGACGGAAAGATAAGGTTATTTAATATTCAGAACAATCAAATATATGTCGGACTTTTAGATAAGGTCGTTCAATTTTGTAAAGACCACGAATACACTTATGAATTTGTTGCAAGCAAGTTCTATGGTTTACCTTTTGAAGTGAATGATGGTATCTCAGAAGAGGGTGTAAAAGATTATATGAACGCTGTAAGTAAGTATAAACCTAGAGATTATCAGATACAGGGAGTACACGACGCTTTAAAATACAATCGTAGGTTATTGATATCTCCAACTGCTTCAGGAAAGTCGCTGATGATATATGGGATTGTGAGATATTACGTTGAAAGAAAACTAAGTATTCTGATAGTAGTTCCGACGACATCTTTAGTAGAACAGATGTATAAAGATTTTGAGGATTATGGTTGGGATGTTGGTTCATTCTGCCACAAGATATATGCTGGTAAAGAAAGAGAAACAGATTCTCAGGTGATTATTACAACTTGGCAATCAATCTATAAACTTCCTCGTAAATACTTCAATCGTTTTGGATGTGTAATTGGAGATGAAGCACATCAATTTAAATCAAAGTCATTAATATCTATAATGTCGAAACTTGACAATGCCAAATATCGTTTTGGTTTTACAGGAACTCTTGATGGAACACAGACACATAAATGGGTGTTAGAAGGACTATTCGGACCATCATATAAAATTATTAAGACTGACGAGTTTATGAAGAAAGGTCATGTTGCAACTTTAGATATCAATGTGCTACTATTAAAACACTCACCAAATAAATTTGAGACATTTGAAGATGAGATTCAATATATTATTGGACATCAAAAAAGAAATAACTTTATCAAAAATCTTGCCCTTGATCTTAAAGGTAATACATTAATTCTATTTGCAAGGGTCGAAGGACACGGTGAACCCCTATATAATTTGATACAGGAGAATAATGCACTTGAACAACGACAAGTCTTCTTCGTTCACGGAGGAGTTGCAACAGAAGATCGAGAAGAGGTTCGCTCAATTACAGAGATGGAGAATAACGCAATCATTATTGCCTCATATGGAACCTTCTCAACAGGAATCAACATTAAGAACCTTCATAATGTCATCTTTGCTTCCCCATCAAAATCTCGAATACGAAATCTTCAATCAATCGGAAGAGTCTTAAGAAAGGGGAATAATAAAACAAAGGCAACTCTATATGATATTGCCGATGATATTAGTTACAAATCAAGAAGAAATTATACTCTGAATCACCTCATTGAGAGAATAAAGGTGTATAATGAAGAGAACTTCAATTATGATATTGTAAAAATACCATTGAAAAATTAATGTTTAAACAAGGACAAATTTCAGTTATTGATAATTTTATAGATATAGATTATCAAGAAAAAATTAAAAGAGAATTAATAGGTGGTTTTGATTCAAAAAAGAATTACCATGATAGTGATTTTCCTTGGTTTTATATTGAGGATGTAACAGCAGCAGGAGATTCAGATAGCCAACATAGACCTGGTTTAGGTCATCAGTATGTTGAATTTGATGATGTATCTCCTGGTATTATTGTAAGTGATCATCATGAACTGATGGTGCCTATGTTAAGAAAATTAGGTTTTACAGTGGGAATACGTGATGTAAAAGTTCTTCAAGGTCGTTCATTTCTACAATTTCCTGTAAAAGAAAGAGGAGAAATAGATCTTCCGCATATTGATATTTGTAATAAAATTCATATAGTTGGACTTTATTATGTAATGGATAGTGATGGAGATACAGTGATATACAACGAAAGAAAAGAGTCAGAAACATATACCATAAAAGAAAGGGTAAGTCCAAAACAAGGTCGAATGGTTATATTTGATGGTGGATTATTTCATGCAGCGGAACAACCCCTAAATAATACTAGATGTATTATAAACTATAATATAGAATAATGGGAGAAGAATTTCACGCAGTCCTAAAACTAATTACAGGAGAAGAAATTTTCTCACTTGTTTCTGTCGATGAAAATGACGGAGACTCAATTATTATGCTTTCAAATCCAGTGATAATGAAAATGCTTTCAAGTCCTGCAGGAAAGTATGTTAAAGTCAAACCTTGGTTAGAATTACCAGATCAAGATTTATTTCTGATAAAGTATGATAAAATTATTACAATGTCTGAAGTAAACGATGAGCAAATGATAAAGTTTTATAATCGTTATTTAAATGAAGATGATATTGATATTGAGATAGATGGTCAAGTATCCTTAAATGATAAAATGGGATTACTGACTACAGTTGAAGATGCTCGCAAGAGCCTTGAGAATATATTTAAGAATAATATAGATAAGCCTAACAACCCTTGAACCTCTACAAAGGTTATTGTACACAGATTTCACTGACTTGTCAAGTCTGATAAATTATGTTATACTATCAATATATTAAGTCAGGTATATGGCAAAGAAAAAGTCAGAACATTATGTAAATAACCGTGAACTATTAGAAGCACTAATTGTATACAGAGCAAAGGTAAAAGAAGCAGAAGAGAATGATTTACCAAAACCACGTATTACAAACTACTTAGGTTCTTGCTTTTTAAAGATAGCAACACACTTGTCATATAAACCAAACTTTGTTAATTATATGTTCCGTGACGATATGATATCTGATGGGATAGAGAACTGTGTTCAATATATTCACAATTTTGATCCAGAGAAATCGAGAAATCCATTTGCTTACTTTACACAGATTATTCACTATGCCTTTCTTAGAAGAATACAAAAAGAAAAGAAGCAGTTAGAAATTAAAACAAAAATAATTGAGAAGACTGGATTTGAAGAGGTGATGACTGTAGATGATGGTGCAATGACAGGTAGTAGTTCTGATTATAATACAATCAAAGATAATATTCAATATAAGTCAAGTAACAGATGATTTTACCAGGTTCTACAGTTAAGGTGATAGATGAAAATTCAATCTATCGAGGATATGTTGGATGTGTTCAAAGAATACAGGGCAAAAAGGCTGCTGTATTGATGGATCAAGATGGCACACCTTGGGATAAAATGATAACATTTAGAATATCTGATTTGCGTGAGCAAACCGAAGGTTTCCAATATTACCCACAAAAACCACAGAAGAAGAAAAAATGAAGTTAGCAATTATTACAGATCAGCATTTCGGTGCAAGAAAAGGTGCTGATTACATACACAAATATTTCAAAAAGTTTTACGATAATATCTTTTTTCCATACTTAGAGAAAAATAAAATTGATACGATTGTAAATATGGGTGATACTTTTGATAATCGTCGAAATATTGATATTCAATCATTAGAGTGGGTAAAAGTTAATTATTTTGATCGTCTTCAACAGATGGGTATTACTGTTCATTCAGTGATTGGTAATCATGATATTTACTATAAGGATACAAATGATGTTAATTCAGTAGATTTACTTTTAAGAGAATATAATAATATTATTGTTTATAAAGAACCAACTACAATTAATATTGGTGGATTAGATATTTTATTACTTCCTTGGATCACCGAAGAAAATAAAATGCGAACATTAGAAGCAATGAATACAACTAAAGCAGATGTTATTATGGGTCATCTTGAGTTAAATGGATTTGTTGCTACTCGTGGTCATACAATGGAACATGGAATGGATACAAAGATATTCGATAAATTCTATCGTGTATACTCAGGTCACTATCATACTCGCTCTGATAATGGAAAGATATACTATCTTGGAAATCCTTATGAAATGTTCTGGAACGATGTTTTGGATACAAGAGGGTTTCATATCTTTGATACAAAAACAATCGAACACAAACCCGTAAACAACCCTTACAGACTATTTTACAATATTTACTATGAGGATACCAATTATAAGTTATTTGACACAAGAGAATTTAAAGATAAGATAGTTAAAGTCGTTGTAAAGAAGAAAACCGACCAAAAGCAATTTGAAAAATTTATAGATAAATTATACAACTCTGGTATTCAAGACTTAAAAATAATTGAAAATTTTGTATTAACCGAAAGTGCGGATTTTGAAGTTGAAGAAACTGAGAATACGATAGGTATATTGAATCGCTATATTGATGAATCTGAATTTGAAGGAGATAAAACTCTAATTAAAGGAATTCTACAGCAAATATACACCGAAGCTTGCGAGGTAGACTAATGTATCTTCTTACACTAAAAGACAGACGGGACGATGGTGCCTATGCTGTTCTGAATCGCTATGGTGAAAAAGTTCTCTTTATGTTTGAAGAAGAGGACGATGCAGAGAGGTATGCTATGATGTTGAATGATGATGAAAATGCTAACTTAAATGTTATAGAAATTGAAGATGCACTTGCCATTCGGACGTGTAAGATGTATAATTATAAGTATGCAGTGATCACACCGAACGATGTAGTCGTTCCACCACCAAAGAATGATAACGTTTCAAAAAATTAGATGGAAGAATTTTCTGTCAACTGGAGACCAGTTTTCAGAGATAGATTTCCAACAAAATGCAACGAACTTGATAGTTGGAACAAATGGTACAGGTAAGTCCACAGTATTGGATGCCTTGACTTTTAGTTTGTTTAATAAACCTTTTCGTAAGATAAACAAATCTCAACTTGTAAATGCAACGAATGAAAAAGATACTCAAGTAGAGGTTGAGTTTGATATTAATGGTCGCCAGTATCTTGTTCGTAGATGTATGAAACCAAATCTTTTTGAGATAGAGGTTGATGGTCAAAAGATGCACAAA